CCAGCAAACGTGGGCGAACTGGTGCTGCTCAGCCCCTGCGGCAGCCCCACCTGATCAGGCGTGACCAGTTCGTAGGCGTAGGCCGTGCTGCCCGCCTTCCGCACGTACTTCCCGGCATCGGCAGTGCCCGCAGGTAAGCCGATCCCAGGCGGCCCGGTGCCGGTTGTGACCCGGATAACGGTTGGGCAGCTCATGCTGGATCCCTCCTGGCGGGGCGAACTGCAATCGTTACCGGCCGGTATATCAGGTGATGATCATCGGCCTGGATATTGCCGGGGGCAATCATCAAAACATTAAGGAACCACGCCTTAGAAACCTTGAGGCTATTGATTATGGCTTCAGGGGCAATGACTCGGATTGTTCCAGCAATAGCATCTACAATAGTGGTGAGACTGTAAACGGCGCGTCCTTTTTCGTCAGACAAGACTGCATTTACATCCCAACCAGGAAATGGCCACGCCTGCTGGCCGTTGAACAACTCAATCAGCACGGCGCCATCAAGGCCCTGCTCCCATGTGATCACTTCGCCCTCGTCCCAGGCCATCGGTCAACCTCGCTGCCTTAGCTTTCCGTCCACGCCTCGTTTTTCTCCGTCGCTGGGTCATCAGCCGCAAACTTTCCGCCCTTCACCCGTGCCCGCTTGCGCTTGGGCATCGGGCAAGCAGGCTCTGCAGGGGTCTCTTGGCGTTCGGGCTCCGCAGCAGGCTCCTGTTGCAGTTGCTCAGCATTCATGCCGTAACCAATCGGGAAATTCATAAGGCTCCAAAGCGGAAAGGGGCCCCGAAAGGCCCCGAGAAAAAACCAACTACCTAGAGGCTCAGTCGCTAGGAACCAGGGCCACCGTGTTGGTGCCAACCGGCACAGCCGCACCGTTGGTCACGGTGCCAGTCGCCGAGGCGCTGGTGATGTTGCTCTGCACCGAGGCGTAGCTGAACGTGGTAGAGGTCACCGCCGTGATAGCGAAGGTGCCGTTCACCAGCGGGTTCGAGCAACCCACGGTGACGATCTCTCCCACCAGCATGGTGTGAGCAGCCGACAGGGTGATGGTCGCCACGTTGGTGGTGAGCGCCACGTTGCTGATGCTCAGCGTGCCGGTGCCAGGGCGAAGCCGAACAGCAGCCACCCGCACATCACCGCTTACCGAACCGGCAACCCGGACGGCCTCGCGCACTTCCTTGCCGGTCACTCCCACCTCGTTGATCACGCCAGGGCTGGCGGTAACCACAGCGATGTTTGCGTAGGTGGAAGCAGAGCTAAGGGCAGCACCCTCAGCAACATGGGCAGCCTGCAGGATGTAGCCGCCAGCGGAATTGCTGGAGCCACCGGCAACGATGAACTTCAGGTCATCGTAGGCAGCCAGGTTGGTTTGAAGCAGACGGGCAGCACCAGTGCGGGTTTCAGCAGCGCGGCCACGGGCACCGGCTTTGACAGCACCGAGCAGGATGGTTTCAGCATCCAGTTGATAGCCCCGCCGAGGGGCAAGACCAGTAGAACGAGCCATGAATCAGTACCTCAGGGAATGAATTGATAAAGCGATGATCAGGCGGTCACCGCAGCATCGGTGATTCCGTAGGCGCGAGCGGCCGAACGACCGTTCATGATGGCCATACCGATCGACCAGTCGATCCGGGTGCGATCAACCGGGGCTTCGGCGATTTCACCGAACTCCCGAATGTCGATCCCGTAACCGTTGGCAGCAGGGCCTTGGATGCCGGTGGTCTGCAGATCGCCAAACGCCACGCAGTAGATACTGGTGGTGCTGGAGGCTTCGGTGAAACCTTGGATCTGCACGTTTTGGGCGTTGGTGTCCGTTACCACGATGCGGGCATCGTTGTACATGGTCACCCGACGACCGAACGCATCCTGCTCGTAGGACATGAAGCCACCGATGGTGGTATTGCGGCTGGCAGCCGAAAGGCGCCGACGCATCTTCTTGTTCATCAGCAGGATCTTGTTGTCGCCATCCACCGCGTCGATCAACTCATCGAGAGCCGTGAGCGACAGGGCGCCGTTCACGTTGACAGCTTGGGAGCTGCCGACGTTGATGCGGGTCTTCAGGCCATCAAAAGCACGGACATCAACCGACTCATCGCCGTTGATTACCTGCTCCTCAAACGTTAGGCGCAGCGAGCGCACCTTCATTTGAATCTGCTCGGCCTTGGCTTGGGGCCCGTAGTTCTTGATGCGCTGAATGTCAACGTCGATGTCGCCACCGAAGAACTTCAGGCGCTCATACTGGGGGTTGATGACGCCATAGGACTCGTCGTAGGTCTCGTTGTACCCACGGAAGCCAACAGCGGGAAGCTCGGCTTCCACGGCATAGTCCAGACCGCCCTGCACGTTGCGGAACGGCATGATGCTGATCAGCTCGCTTTCGGCAAGCTCACGAATAACGGCCACCCGTTGCGGATCGGTCTCCGTTTTGGCGGCCTCCAGAATGGTGAGTCCCATGAGTGGAAATCAGGTGAAGGTCGGGAGGGGGTGGCATCACGCCGGGGTTGATTCACTGCGAGGCATCACGCCTAGCTGATTGATTTGGAACCGGCTTTGGCATCACGCCGCAACCGGTTCCTGCTGCCCGAACTTTCCCGAGCTTCTAAGCCGCTCCTCCGAAGGCATCGGAGAACAGCGAATTGAGCGGTTGCGACATCAGGTCCTTACCGGCAAACGCACGACCATCGCGGCCATTGCGGGCACCGCCACCGCTGCCCATGGAGGGCTCAAAGTGCCGACCCCAGACCGGATCCGTCTGCAACCTTTTCAGCCACTTAGTCGGTTCGTACCGCTTGCCGGTTTCGGAATCAATCTCGGGATTGCCTTTGGCATCCACGACCACCAGGGCGCCGTCTTCAATGCGGAAGTTGGGGCCAAACCGGAACCAGACCGCATCAAACGGCGTAGAACCGTCGATGGTGCTGGCCTCCATGCTGCCCTTGGCGCTGATGAACGCCTTCTCGGCTTGTTGCCGCACAAGCTCCCGCTGGCGGGCTTCGCGCTCGGCTACCAGCTCAGTGGTTGCTTGCTGAAGCTGGGCGGAGTATTTGGACTCGATCTGCTCACGCTCCAGACGAGCCTGCTGCTCGATCAGTTCCCGCCGCGTCTGCTCCTCCAGCGCCTTGGCTTCAGCCGCCCGCACCGCCTCGGGGTTGGTGGTAGACAGCTCCCGCAGCTGGGCCTCCAGTGCGCCCATGCGGCGTTCCTTCTCACGGTTAGCCTCACGCTCACGCTGCAGGGCATGTTTGACGCGGGAGAGGTCATCGCCTTCGCCTTCGCCTTCGCCATTGCCGGATGCGGTGGGCTCGGTGACCCCTAGTCCTGCACCACCGGCACCAGCACCGCCAGCACCGCCGCCACCTTCGCTGCCAGGCTCAGGGCTCTGGAGGATGAACTGTTCAAACCAACGTGTCTTCATTTGGCCGGGGCATCACGCCCGCGAGCAACTACGCCTGAGCTTTCCGGCTTAGCGTTTGCCCTGTGGCTTAGATTGCTGACGGCGTTGCTCCTCCCGCTCAGCGGCGGCCATGCGGTTTGCTAGCTGGCGGGTTTGCACCGTCTCTAGGAGGGTTTCGATGGAGGGGGGCTGGGGGGTGGTCATGGAAGGGTGATGCCAAGGGCGGCGAGTTGGTCGCGGCAGTAGGTGCCGCCGTGGTAGTCGTAGGCAACGATCATAAAAACCGGCTCAGTTCGGTTTTCTGCGTTTGGCCCTGGTTCCTGTACCTGTTCATCATCCAGCCCCGCAGCAAGCATTTCGGCTGTTACTGGCGCGGTAACACTTGCGCCGGGAATGATGCCAAAAACTCCTCTTTCCGTTGTGGGGGTGATTGCGGCTGATGGGTCGTCACGCTTGTAACCCAAGACTGGGATCTCGGTGTTTCCGCTGAATGCGGCGTAGGATGCTTTGGCTTGCTGCGGTGAATAATTTTGCATGAAATTATGAGCGTCAGGTTCACTAGCGCCTTCGGGAAGGATGCTTTCAAAAATAGCTGAAGAGGTTGTACCTGCAGGAATGCCTAAAGAGTCAGCGCCAATATTTTTGAAAGCACCACCCGCCTCAGTCAAGTAGCTAGTATTGGGAAATGGTCCGTTAGCCATCCAGTAATCTATTAGTCTTTGATCGAATATCGGAACAGGATGCGTTAGCTCAGTAATGTTATCGACAGTGATTAAAAGGGAAATCTGTCTTGTGCTTGTTGCGTTAAAGGAGAAACCAAAAACGTGCTGAAATTGAGTTATATTAAAAATAAGGACTATATCCGACTGACCAGCCGGAAATATAGCAATCCGCAAAATTGCGTGAAAGCTGGAAGAAACTCCTGTTGACCTGCTGTAATTTACGGTATGCCTTACCTGCTTCCAGGTTTCACCTGATCCAGTTCCTACGGTAAAGACAAGTTCAAGTGATGCAGTCTTAGACGAAGTATCAGTGTAATTCTGTCCGATGTGCAGCCACCCAACACCATACTTTCCTTGATCCTGTATCAAAAAGCTCGGCTCCTCCAATCGCCTTTTAGCTAGCAGCCCCTCCTGTGCATTGATCTCGCGCCGAATTGCTGATGCCGAAAATCCTTGGTCTACCTTTTTCTTCTTTGCCCGGTTCTTCAAGATCCGAGCCCTCACCAGCTCCAGGATCTCCCACGGCACCGGGTTAATATCAACGATTAGGCTCATCCTTGCGCCAGCAGCAGGACATAACTCTTGCTCTGCCCAGCCTGCAGCGTTTCAGCAGTGCTCAGCAACACCACACGATCAGGGTAAGTTCTATTATCAACCTGCAGTAGGATCGAATCGTACGTAAAGCCACTTCCTGTTGCCGTCAACGACATCGTAAATTGCGGCAGTTCATACCGAGCATTGCCGCTATTGAAGCTGCCGGTACCGATCGTTCCAGTCACCTCGGCATAGCCGTTACCAGCCGCCAGCTTCACGGCATTCCATGCGGTCATCAGGCTGGCCTGGGTCAGCACAGTGCCATTGCGGTACGCCAACAGCATCTTGTACGCCTTGCCTTCGTAGGCAAGTTGCGCCTGCTTGCCAAGCGCATCCGGTGAGATCAGTACGTTCATGGTTGCTCAGCACTACTAGAGCTTTCCGGCTTACGCCGTCACCGTGAAACCATCGGTGAACAACTGCATCGTGTAGGTGTGCGTTACGCCTGCTGCAAGGCTCATGCTGGGGTTTTCCGTGAGCACAAACGACACACCCGTCCCCCATGTCACGGTGCTGCCGCTAATGGTGCCGATCACCAGGTACGCAGCGTTCCAGGTAAGCGCCGAGCCTGATGCAGTGAACTGGCAGGTCTGAGATCCTGCCTCAAACCGGTCTGTGGTGCTGTTGAAGCTCCCGGCAGGGATGGTCCACTCGCACCGGGCGTAACCGTTGCCGCTGCGCTCTACAGCGTCCCACGCCGCTGTATTCGAGCTGAGCCCAGGGGATCCTGATGTGGTCGTCGCCAGACATAGGCGGGCCTTGAAACCTGCATAGTCCAAGCCAAAGACACGCCCCGCTTCGTAAGGCGTTTGAATCAGCGCAGGCATGGTAGATATTCAATCTACCGCAGTTTTCCTAGTCAGCATCAGAAGAACAGAACAGGACCGAAGTAGGCAGGGTTGTCGCCGGTTGTGCTGACTGCTTCTTCCGATGATATGTCATATGCGAGTGGGCCATTGATCGTAACGCCGCTTTGTGTCGTCAGCCCGGTAGCGTTTTTGATCATGGTATAACTGCTTGTAGCTGCAGATGTTAGGTAAGCAAACACCCCATAAGTCCCAGGCTGCAAGGTTATGCCTTCAAAGCTAACCCTCCGCCATGCGCCATCCAGGGGAGCTGCGGTACCAGCCGCAACTGCAATGTATCTTCCAGTAAAGCCAGGCTGGCCAGGGTTTATTACTAATACATCATCCCCGTATGGCAAATACTCGCCAAAATTGATACCTACATATACGCTAATTGCATCTTGCAGGCCATCTCCGCCAGCATCGTAAACACCAACACCTTTAACTTGCTTAGCGGACGACAGTGTAAAGCTGTATCCATATATTCGATTTTCGCTCCACGCCAGCGACGTTCCACCCGTAAACGCCACCATTGCGCTTGTTCCTGCTTGCACAGTAAATGCACCAGACCCGCTACCAGCAAACAATGGTGTTGCAATCATTCCGTAATTTGTCGTTACGCTTGTAAGCGATACAGTAGACGCAGACACGCTATAAGGCGCATCCAACAGCCAGCTCAGCGAACGGCTCACGCTCTCGCGTCGCACGGTCTCAGCAACCGCTCCCACCGCATTTGCCCTGCTTAGCTCTACCGCATAAACATCACTCTCAACCCCCGCCGTCCCGAAGCTCGCCCACACGTTGCCCGGTGCCATCGGGTCAAACCCGGTCGGTGCGTTGATCGTATTGGCAAGACCCGGTGTGCTATTGCTCGCTGTCGTCACAGTCGGTAGGTTGGCGGCTGGCACCATCATCGGGAACCAATCAGCACCCGTTGCATTTGCCACAAGGCCCGCCCCACCATCGAGCATTGCATCACAGCCGACAACCAAGCCCTGTGAATCCCAGGCAAACGTAGTACCGTTGGCGCGAAACTTGCCGACCGTTCCGGCCGCTTCCAAGTACAGAGTGCCCATCGGCTCACTGGGCAGGTTGCGCAGCTCGGTGGTGATGCTCTTGCCGTTGGCCATGCCGGACAAGATGTAGTGAACAGCCCTGCCGTAGTCGTAGGCAGCAGTGGCGCTAGAGGCGTAGATGTACTCTAGGCCGGTGTTATTGTCGCCAGCACCAGCAGACGGGCGCAGGTAACTATCAGGGGCAAACCGCATGCTGTACTCGCCTGTGCGCAAGCCTGAACCAGCGGCCATGCTGAAAGGTGGGTTTGCCCCGGCTGCATTTGAATCAAAAACTAGGGTTGTAAGTCTGCTTTGGTTTTGGTTACCTAAGGGGCCAGTTACATTCCAGCCGCCATTGGTTGATAAGCCTTCTTGAGTGCCTCTGAGATTCTCGTTTTGCTGATCCAGTTCGCCGGGTTGGGCAGGTGCTATTCCCCTGCCAATGTTGATGGTTTTTTCAACGCCAGTACATACCAATGAACTCATCCGATTTACAAGCGTGTAAGTGCCGTCGATTCGTATAGTTTCATTAGATCGCTTCAGCGCAGCCATGATTGTGGCTGCGGCTGTTTTACCGGCTGCTGTTGCCCCCCAGGCTTGATAGACAATCGTTGTTTGCTTGGTCAGGTCGGCGGCTTTATTTTGCTCCTTTTCTACAATCGTTTTACGGACCAAAAAGCTACGAACTCCTAAGTCTATGTTTTTGTAGTTTTCAATAGCAAGGCCACCAGCAAAACCAATCCATGGTTCATACTCGTTGGTGATAACCATGCTTTCAACTGGCCCTTCATCAGTAGCAATGTAGAAGTTAAAGGTTTCGATCCGCTTGATCAGCAGGGCGCCAGGGAATGCTGGGCTGCCAGCCTCCAGCTTCGACTTCCACCTTGTCGGATTGGCGGCCCCGACGCAGGTTGTTGTTGTTGAAATTGTATTTGCTACAACATCCTGTCTTTGCTCTTTGCCGTCTTTGTCTGTGTAGTTGTAGGTGTCGTACGTGGTTACCACTTCCGATGTAGAAGCGAAAGTAACTTCATCCGATGCTTCTACGGTCGAATCACCTACCTTTTTTCTGTACTGAACCGCAAACGTTTCGGCTGGGCTAATCGTTTGCTGGAATGTCCAGTTACGCAATGGTCCAGGGGTGCCTCCACCACCACCACCACCACCGCCACCACCACCACCACCGCCGCCACCGCCACCCTCGTTCCATGTGTATGGAGCACTGCTACTGGCAATCGGTTTGTAATTGGCGAAACTATCGACAGTCGGCAAATCCAACTGTCCATCGCTGATCGTGATTTGATTCGGCGCTGGCACACTACCGATTGATTCAATCGTGATCGTATCGTTGATCGTCAGAAACGGTCCCTTACTTGCAGGAGCCAGAACCTTTCGGATTCGTAACTGCTCAGCAGCATCAATGAAGCCATAAAAGCCAGATTCAGCCAGCATCGTGCTAGCAACTTCCAAATACCCACTCGACAGCTCAATGCTGCTCACCGCCTTCGCACCGGTCAGTGTCGGGTTCCCGCTTGCTTGCGTGATGCCACACCGCTCAAGCGCAACAGCCAGAACGCTGCTCAGGTGGCAGATGTTTGGTGCCGATCCCGCTGAAACACTGATCGGTGTCCACTGTGGGTAGTCGGTCGCGTAGTAAATCTCCGGTTGCACGTTCTCCCAGTTCAACGCCAGCAGGCATCCGACCGTTAACGTGGTTTCGTTGGCAATCGGGTCACTATCGGCCTTCAGCACCCGTAACCGCCGTGGGAACCGTGTCAGCCTTCCCCCTGGCAGCCGCACACCCAGCAGTAGCTCTGTGCCTGCAGCAGGCTGGATCAGCCCGCTGATCACCACCTCACCGGTCGTCCGCAATAGGCCCGTACCAGGTGTCAGCGAGTCGGTAGATAGCTGTCCACTGATCACCACGCCTAGGTTGCTGAATACCTGTGCGCGAACATCAACCGGTGCGGCTGTCATCAGCTTGCCCTCCGCTTGAGCTTCACGGTCACGATGTAGCGCTCGACCACCGCGCCACCTGACACAATCTGATCACGCTCCAGGCCCAGCTCACCCACCGGCCAGAAGTCGGTAGCACCAGGGCGGGCCGCGATGGTGGCCGCGAACCAAGCCTTCACCGCAGTCCAGCCAGCGGACGTGGTGATCCCCCGAACGGTGCGCACCTCAGAGGCCACCAGGGGCCCCCGTGCCACAAACCCCCCGGTACTCGTGGGCTCCAGGGTTGGGCCATCCTCGAAGCCTTCGGGCTGATCCAGCAGCGCCAGAGTGGTGGTGCCGAGGGTGATTGTGCCGTAGGCGGGCAAGAACGCATCACCGGCAAGCCTGCCCTTCTCGTTCTGCCGTAACAGCACCGCCAACTTCTGGGCCGCATTAACTAGCGTGAAATTGACCTTCTCCCACCCTCCAACGGTTTCGCTAGCCGGAGCACCTGTAACCCAGCACCCCAGTCCAGTGACGCTCCGACCACGGGCAGAACAAGTAAGGGACACAGTGGCCCCTACTGCTCGGCTGGCGATGGTGGGTGCCTCAAGGATCTTGGCCGCTTGCCAAGCATCAAAAATGCTGCAAACCGTGACCCATTGCGCTGGTGCGCAAAGGCCCGACACGACAAAACGCTGCGCCGTTAGCCCCTGCTCTGTCTCTGTCTCCTCATAACCAAAAGGCTGTGCCTGGAGGTATCTCAGGGTCAGGGTAGTTGCGCCATAGCTGAGCTGAATGCTCATCGGGGCACCCTCAGAACATCCGCGCCGTGGTCTGCGCCAACCTCAGGCCGGATCCATCGCCGCGCATCCCGACCGACACATTCCACGCTTTGCGCCTCAGTTCGGCTACTTCCTGGCTCAGGTTTCCAACCGCAAGCGCCAGATGCGCTACCGCCGGATCGGAACCACCACGCAGCACGGCAGCACCACCGCCGAGGGCTCCTGATTCCTTCAGGCGGCTGGTGACGTTGGCAGGGATCACCGTCCCCCTGGAGGGTGCCGTCCAGAGGCTGTTGGCTGGCCTGTTGAGCAGGGACAGGGCACCAGAAGCTGACAGGAACGCCTCCTGGCCAAGGGACATGCCGCTCGGGCCATCGTTGATGCGGTAGGTCTGGCCAGCATCCACCGGGCCGCCCGTGAAGCGACTAGGTGGCAGGCCGGAGGCTGCAGCAAGCGAGCGGTAGAAGGCTTCGGCAGAACCTGCAGCGTTGCCCATGTTGTTGGCCAGCGCTGAGGCTTGATTGCGGGCAGCATTGGTCGCCTTTGCTGCATCGCTCATGTAGGTCTTGATGTTGTTCGCAGCGGGGCTACTTGTTCTGCCAAGGGTTTGGCCAATCTGCACGAAGCCATCCCGTGTCGTCCGCACTTCGAGGCCCACATCCTTGGCCAACTGCGCGAAGGCGCCTTGCTGCGCGAGGGGAACCTTCAGTGAATCGCCGTAGCTCTTGAAGGAGTTGGCGGTGTCCTTAACCTTTTGGAAGGTGCCGTCAGCAGCGAGCTGCAACCCCTTTGCGGCGGCTTCAGCAATGATTCCGTTGCGGGCCGTCTCGCTATTGGCATTGGCGATTCTTTCTTCGATCGGTTGAATTTGGCCCAGTATTTGCAGCTTCGCATTTTTGCCCTCAAGCTCTAGGTTGGCAATGTCTAGCGCAAGCTGTGCCTGCTTAACAGCCTCAGCATTGCCCGTGTTTTGAGCCGCTGTCAAGGCTAGCTCTGCTTTCTTTACCTCTATCCTTGCCGTGCTTACTGTAAGGTTAGCCTCTAGGCTTGCTTGTTGTTGCTGCAAACTTAGCAGGTTGGTTTGTAATGCCTGCTGCTGCACAAGTGCCTGATACTTAAAGTTTAGCGCAGCTTGCTCTATTTGTTCGCCACGTCGCTTGATGGCGTCTAGCTCAAATTCGCTTGCCTTGCGATCTTGAGCATTTTTTAGCTCATAGTCATTTCGACTTTTAGCGATACCAAAACGTGAGTTCTCTAAGCTTACAAGCGCTTGGCCAAGGTTAATGCTTGCTTGCTGTAAGCTAATAAGTGAATCGCTTTGCGCTTTGCTAAGCTTGTCTCTTGCTGCGCCTAAGGCAATCGCATTATCAAGCTCAATCAAAGCAAGCCTGTTATGCTCTGCTTGCTTGTCTAGTAAATCTTTTGCAAGTATCTTTGCAATCTCCTTTTGCTGGTTTGCCTTTGCGGTTATATCTGGCTGCTTGGCACTTTCTGTATTGAATAGCTTATTAAGTCCTAGGAGTTCTATCAGTTGGTTTTGAAAATCTTGGGTTGCCTTTTTGGCCCCATCGTTTCCTAGTATAAATCCCTGCACCGACGTAATTAAGCTGGCGTAAGTGAGCTTTACGCTAGCAAGCGCCTTTTCGTATAGGTCTAGGTCTTTTGTTGCAACCTGGAACGCTTTGGCTGCATTGGTGATAGAGGTTACAACCGGCGCTACGTTTGCCTGCCCTGCTGCGCCTATAGTAGGCGCAACTTCTTTGTTGAACTTACCTGTCAACTCAATGATTTTTGCCAGTGTACTTAGATAATTGCTGACTTCGGGCAGTGATTCCCCAGCCGTTGTAGCTAAGTTGCTTATTGCATTTTCAATCTTTTTAATGCCGCCTGCTATCGAGTCAGTTGCCACCTCTGCCGCTTTAGCTGCAGCGCCAGCACTGTTAACCTGGTTATCGAGCAGTTGGTTATACGATTTTAATCCATCATTCAACAACGGTTGAACAGCAGTCTGCGCTTCAACTGACCCAAGCAAGATGGCCAGCTTGTCAGCCGCCCCTCCTCCCTTAGCCTGTACGTCTGCAAGGAAACCACCAAAGCCACGGGCCTGTAATCCTGCCAGGTCAAAGCTAATCCCCAAGCTCGCCGCTAAATCCTTTGCCTGTTCGCTTGGCTTGAGGATTGAGCTAATCGCCTGTCGGATCCCCGTAAATGTCTGGGCTACGGGAACCCCTTTAAGAGTTGCGGCAGAAATCGCAGCATTTAGCTCTGCAAGCGGAATGCCTGCAGCGGCGGCAACAGATGCCACCGTACCAATCTGTTCTGCATATTCCCTTACCGTGATCACACCGTCGGCTTGAGTTTGCACAAAGCCATCTACGATGCTTGTGGCATCAGCCGTAGTAAGCCCGTATGCGTTGATTACACCTGTAAGCGCCCTGGCTACGTCGTTCAGCTCAGCAAAGCCACCTGCTGCCCCAAGTGATGATGCCCTAAGGATGTCAGTGATCTGTGCGACAGTGCTAAAGCCGCTGGAAGCAACATCGTAGGAAGCCTTTAATAACTCAACTCGGCTGATATTACTATCAAGCTCAATCGAAAGGTCGAACAGTTTGTCCTTAAGCTCGTCTGAGTTAACGCCCAGCGTCCGTACTGCCGCTCCTGCTGAATCAAGCTCTGTAATTTGCTTGCCAACAAACTGAAGTGCTGAGCCAGCCGAAAGAACGGCCCCAGCCTGCAAGGCAAAGCCCTTCAGCTCCTGCCCTAATCCCTTGATGATGCCGCCGCCACCACCTAACGCCTTGTCAACTTCCTTTTGTGTTTGCGCTATCTGCCTTTGAGCCGCCACGAACTCCTTTGATCCGATGGCGGCTTTGTTCAGGGTTTGATCTAGTTCACTAAGCCTGGTCTTGAGACCCCCAAGTGTGGTGACGTTTGAATTAACGCCCTTATCCAGCTCTTTCAGTTGCCCGCTCAGCTTCTCCAGCATCTTGTCGTTGCCGCCGAACCCCTGCTTGAACTCCTGCCCCGCCTGCTTCCCCGCTTGCCCGATCTGCCGCGAGGCATCGAGCACGCCCTTTACATCGGCCGTAACCTTGACAACCCACTCATTGCCTGCCA